ATTCAATGCCTTCTGAACACTTCATGGCATCAAACCAAGTGCGACTTAACGCCATTCTTGTAGCTTGTATGCCGTCTTGTAATGACAGATTAGGTACGATTTTAAACAAATTTCCGCTTTTTAGGGGTAATTTATCCATTAATTGTTCAATTATTGACTTTCCACCGCTTGCTAAAGTTTTAGCTCGTGCATCGTGTGGTAGCCAATGTGTGCCATATTCGTATGGTCGTTCTTTAATTTGGTTAGCGTAATAGACAATCGGTTGCCCATGAGCTTCGTGGTAATCCAATACTCGTATCTCTCCATGCACCACCTGATACCACCAAATAGCCGTAGCATCGTTAAATCCCAAGTCCCAAGCGGTATGCACAGGAAATAAGGTATCGCACTCAACCTTGTCAATACGCCCTGCATCAGTCAATAGTCGCATCTCTGTGCCGTATATAGCCCCAAGTATGGCAGCTTCAAAGCTACATTCAAACTCTTGTTGGTACTGGTCAACGCTCATAGACTTCAAGGCATCGTCTAATTCAGCCTGTAGGATTAATTGGGTCTGACTAGCCCGTAAGACAGAGCTATACCACTCATTCTTGTTGATGGTGGCGTATTGGTATATGTCGTAAAAGGTATTGTGACCCTTTGGTGTACCAATAAAGGTAGCCCAACCCTGTCTATCAGCCAATAGGGGTCTGATTACCTCGCCCCATATCTTAGGCTTCATGTCGGCATATTCGTCTAGGACTACGCCATCTAGGTATAAACCCCGCAAAGCATCAGGATTGTCTGCACCAAATAGACGAATTCTAGCCCCGTTGAATAACTCCACCCACAACTCTGAGATATTGTGCTTAACCCTAGCAGGCTCGCTAAACTGCATAAGGTAATCAAAAGCAATAGACTTAGCTTGAGCATAGTACGGGGCAATGTAGGCATATCGGGCATTTTCCTTAGTTTCGGTCAAAGCTCGCCAAAGAATGTCATTAATACACGCTACAGTCTTACCTGCTCTTCGGTGGGCAATAATGACAGCCCATCGTTGTTGGCGGTCATGGAAGTCTAGAAATACATCTCTAGGCTTATACAGTTCTATTTTGACATCAGTAAAGTCTGCTACTTCTTCCATGAAACCACATAACGGATGGGTTTATCCTCGCTACCAGTATGCTCAGTACGGGCTAGTTTAGGTACATGGTATTCAGCCACTTGCATAAAGCAATCAAATGCGTGTTTAGGGCCGTATTTAGGGTCATCAGCAATCGCTTCTAGCCACTCTTGTAACTTATGGCTATTACCATCAACAAAGCGTGCTATGGCTTCTCTAGCTAATGCGGTGGATTTATTAGGACTACCAGCAGGTCTGCCAGCACCCTTAATATTTCTTAATTGTTTATTTTCCATACTACCTCAAGTGATTGATTTAGTTAGGGTTTATTCTACTACTTTTTTTAGTTCCTGCTCTAGTATTTCTTTGCGAGTTAATGGCTTGCTGTTTTGTTCTAGTATCTTTACATTGCTAGGCTCAAATACTACAAAATTACTTGTGCCTTGACCTCTGTTGCGGCTAACTTCGTCTAAGTAACGATTACCAGTTATACCTTGCCGTTGCAACATTTCTGAGGCTTTTGCTGGTGAACCTTGATTTTTTGCCAAAAACTCATAGTATTCTTTGCCCGTCATGTTCCAATTCATGGCTAAAGGTTTCATTGATTCTAATTCTTTGTTGACCAATGAACTTAAATCCATTTTGTTTAGCTTTTCTAGGGCTTGTTTTTTTATCTCTTGACCAGCTTTTACATTGGCATCGCTAAACATAGCCATGTAATCGTTTCCAATATCTATTGGTGGCAATGAGCTTCTAATGTCGTTTTCTATGTTTACAAGGGTTCTATCTTTAACTCGTTGTTCTGCTTCTGCCCGTAAAGCCCCCATTACTTTAGGTTGCTGGCTTAGTGGTTTATCCAAATCCATCATCATAGGTATGTCTGCATCAGGTATATCTACTTTGTATAGATTGCCTTTTTCAGTAGCTTGAATGGCTAATTGAATATCTTTATCAGTAGCAGATTTGTAAGCCTTCTTCATTTCGGCAGGAATTACGCTTAATGGCGTACCTGCTTCTCTAAAAGATTCAACGGCATGAATAAAAGCTGGGTCGCTAGGTTGTTGTCCTAAATCTGTACGACCTGACAACGCTTTTTGATATTCTTTGGCAACCGCAGGGTTTTCAGCAAAGTACATCCCATGCCCATAAGCCTGTGCCCCTTCGCCAGTTCCTACCTTGCTAATATCAAACTTGCCTTTAATGGTATGGGGTGTGCCATGATAAGCGGTTAATCCCATCAAATTAGGTACTTGAGCCATTTGGCGTTCAAAGGCTTCTCTATCGCCTATCTGTATGCCGTTTTGCCCCATTGTTATGGCAGCGTCTATATCAGCCCGTTGTTGGGCTAGATTTTGGGCGGCTGTTGGGATTACATTAGTTACATAGTTCTTTAGCTGTTGGGCTAGGGGTGCGTTTGGGCCTGTAACCTGACCCTGTGGTGTTACATATCCGACTTGGCGTAAGGTTTGTGCCAAATTAGCCATTTATGCCATCTGTTTAACAAATTGGTTAAAGTGCTTCATCAACTCCGCTTTACGCTTCATACGCTTATCTTCGTTCTTTTCTAGCGTGGTCTGTTTGTGCGGTTGCAACAAAGAGTTCTCAGGTTTAATTTTTTCTTTTTTAAACATTACATATCCTTCATCTTATCAGTAAGCATTTGTTTTCTAGTCTTTTTGGGCGGTTTTGCAGTCTTAGCCGACTCAATAAAGTCTTGCTTAGTAGGGGCATCTTTGCTACCAACCTTGTTCATCTTTTCGCCTGAACCCGCCTTAATCCTAGCCCTTTTTTGGTGAATATTATGATACAAACCTTCTTTCATTAGCAACTCCATCTCGCTCTTGCTGCTTTTCCTCGTTCCCCAGTCCAGCCTTTTGACCTTGCACAGAAACTATCATGGCGTGGCCCACTAGCTTGGGGGGCTTGTAAATTGGCGTTGTTCTTGCGGTTATAGGCAGCTCTGCCTTTTGCCGTCATACCTGCACCTTCTTCAACAGATAGGTAATTACGACCTTTGCCTTTAGTAGTCTTAGGTATTGGTTTATCGTGCTTATCCATTGCAGCACGAATTTGGTCTTGCCTACTCATGCTTTTTCTTCAATGTATTTGCCATAAGCTTCTTCTAGCTTGTTCTTGCGGTTGCCTTTGGCGTATTTACGCTCAGTTGCAAGAGCAATAGCTACGGCTTGTTTCTTAGGTTTGCCAGCTTTCATTTCGGTCTTGATGTTTTTGCCTACCGCTTCTTTGCTACCTGATTTCATTAATGGCATGATTTATCCTTTTATTTCAAGAACTTAAGTTTATAAGTTGTGGTGTTTATCAGGTCTGCAATCTCATCAATCAGGTTTTGCAGTTCGCTATCTTGCGGTAAATCTTGGCGAGCATCTGCCACAAAGTTTTGTAAGGACTCTAGGTATTTAACTGGGTCTTTGGGTTGGTGGTACACGCTTGGAAATGCGGTGAATTTGCCATATTTGCCCATGTAGGCTTCAGCAAAGGCATCAGTTAGTTCCACAATGCCATCGTAATATTCGCCCAAAGCAATGTGCTTAGAATAAGAGTCGGTACTCCAATGGAAAAAATGCGTGTTAGTCGCAGAATGTAGCAATGTAGCTACGAATAATGCACAATTTTCCATAGAATCTCCTTTACATACCCAATTATATTAGGTTTTTTGCAAAATCCATACACTCCAATAAGGGTAGGCATTAAAAAAGTTATCGTCTTTATCCTCTGTTGGTTTGTATTTAGACCTAACAAATTTGTTATATGCCTCAACATCAAACATAAATTCATGCTTTTGGAATAGTCTGTACCAGTATTCAATGGGCTGAATATTCACATGGGTCGGGTCACCCATATACATTTCTTTGGTTTCCCCGTCTTTTACGGCATCTAAACAAATAAACAAACGCCCTGATTTCTTGATAATTCTTGAAAATTCTTGAAGAATGGCATCCATCTGTTCTTCGGGGATATGTTCTAAGACTTGGGCGGTATGCACCAAATCAACGCTTTCTGTTAGGGCGGGGGTGTCAGCAATAGACCCACAAACCAGTTCATTGGCGTAATACTCAAAATGGGTACGACCTAACCCAATCATGGCATCATTTAAATCTACCCCTAAAACACGCATATTGAGCTTTTGAAAGCCTTTTAGGATAGAACCACACGCACACCCAGCATCTACAACAAACCCGTCACGAGGCGTTTTACAGGCTTCTACGACCATTTTGGCGTATTCTTCTTGCCAATAGCCATGCCCAAGATAATCTAAACCAGCGTCTTTATGCTCGTCATAGTAGTCTTGGGTGTATTCGGTGACTTTAAGATTGTTCACTAACACGAATTAGTCCTATTGCCCGTAATGCAGATTCGGGGCTATCCACCCGACTAAGTGGCCCACCCTTCCAGTTGGCTATAAATTTAAGTTGGTCTGCGGTGAACTTAGCTTTAGCATCACGCTTGACTTCCATCAAGATAGTTTCTCCGTTAAAGCACACCATCAGGTCAGGTATTCCTCTGCCGACCATTGATAAAATATAGACATCTGCCCCCGCTTTTCTGAGGGTTTCTACTATTTCTGTTTGATTTGCATCGGTTCTTTTGGCGTATGCCATTGTTTTTTAACAATATTCAGTTAAGATATGCTAACTTTATCACGATTAGGGTCTTATATGGCTAAAAATCAGTATGGTGATTACATTAGTGATGACGAATTTATAGAAAAGTGGCGAGCATATCCTAGCCCCACAGCATTAGCAGAACATTTAGGTATTGGTGTTCGTGCCGTTATGAATCGTAGGCGGTCAGTAGAAATTAGGCAGAACATAGAACTTGTAACCGACCTTAGTTATAAACAAGAAAAAAGCAAAGATTATATTGAGAGAGCTAGGGCTGACAAGGCAAAACGCCAAGAATTATTGCAAGAGCGATTAGATGCAGCCACCCATAGCGTTAGACGGGGTATGGAATTAGAAAAGGGTCGAGTCATCATCTTTTCGGATGCCCACTTTACAGAAGATACAACTACAGGGTTTAAAGCCTTAATCAAGTTTATTGAACATTTCAAGCCCAAAGCCATTATCTGTAACGGAGATGCTTTTGACGGGGCAGTACTCAGCCGATTCCCAAAAATAAATTTTGACCGCCAACCTAGCGTATTAGACGAATTAAACTACTGTAAAACGCATTTAGATGCTATTGAAAAGGTTAGACCAGCAGGGTGTAGGCTAATATGGACTTTAGGTAATCACGATATGCGTTATGAGTCGGCTTTGGTGGCTCGTGCCCCTGAGTTTTCGGGGGTGGATGGGTTTAACCTAAAGTACCATTTCCCCCATTGGGAAACTTGTTGGTCATTTTGGGTCAATGAAGATACTGTAATTAAACACAGGCATAAGGGCGGTAGGTACGCAGGCTATAACAATGTGCAAGCCAGTTTTAGCAATATCTTTACAGGGCATACCCATGTCTTAACTTTAAGCCCAATATCGACTTTTGACCAAAAGACCTACTGGGGTGTGCAAACAGGCACTTTAGCCGACATCAATGCGGATAGCTTTAGCTATACAGAAGATAACGCAAAGGATTGGCGGCAAGGGTTTGTCATGGCATCTTGGGAGCGTGGTAGGCTATTAATGCCTGAAATGATTCAAGTTTGCGGAGAAAACGAGGTAGAGTTTCGTGGTGAGATATTAGAAGTATGAAGATTACGCCTAAGATTATCGAACACATCTACAGTATGTTGTATTGCTGCGAGCCGTTTGCGTCTTGGGATTTACCTTTGCCTGAAGAAATCAAGTTTGTAGTGGATAGCGACTTTGATGCTATGGGTACATACCTATATGACGATGGGGAAAAACACGCTCATACCATTACTATCTCTGACGCTAGGTGCGGTCATTTAGACACAGTAATTAGGACTATGGCTCATGAGATGATTCATGCTAGTCGATGGGATACAAGCACTCAAGCGTGGACTAAACACGACAAAACCTTTAGGAATAGGGCTAAAGCTGTAGCTACAGAACTAGGCTTTGACCCGTTGGAGCTTTGACTCGACTATACCTAGTAAGGTATCGAACTCAATTTGGTGGTATCTCTCAAAAGCCTTTGCTCCGAGTCCATGCACACCTGTAGCACCTCTGTGATGCTCGGTACATAAGGGGAGTATTGGTGCTTCTGACCGCTTTCCACCGAATCGTCTGACATGGTGAAGCTCTGCGGGGGTGTCATGGTAGCCCATGTGGTAGCATAAGACGCAACCAAGTCTTGCAATATCGTCATGGCGTTTTTTATCCTTTTTGTTCATTAGCGTAGTCGTACCACATTAGATAGAAAGCCTTAAATTCGTCAACCCCGTTGCCTAGTTTAGTGCATCCAAAGGGTTGGACTTGCCAAAAATTCTCTATAACTAATTGGTCATCTGTGTTGCCTTGCACAATAACGACTGTAAAGTTAGAAGTTTTAGCAAAGGCTTGCAATAGTCGTTTTTGACCCTCGCTAACCTTTTCATTGGGGCGTTTCCACTCCATCACCAAAAACTTACCATTACGCTCTGCAATCCCGTCTATGTTACTGGGGCAGAAGTTTTGGTTAGTTGGTATTAAGCCTTTGAACGCACCATAGTCAATATGGGTGGCGTAGGCATTACGCATTATCTTATTGAATGTTTGCATCTTTTTGCAGTACATCCTCTAGTTCTTGGGCATAGTCGGTTATATCGCAACTAAGCAGATAGGCTTCGGTATGGTCATTTTTAAGTTTAAGTTCATGCACCCGTTTAATGGTGCGGGTTAAGTCTAGGAATACTTCTGCAAATCCTCTCATCGGGTCAACCTTTCTAAGTTTCTGTCATTAGCTTGTTGGGTACGCCATGCTTCAAAACGCATCTTGGCGGCTTCTAATTGCCATCTAAGGGCTTCTTTTTGCTCTACCGCTACACCTATGGCTTTGCATAAGTCTTGGTATTCAGGACTGCGGTAAGCTTCCCGTTCCTGTGCCCCTAGCGACTGTTCTTCGGTCTGCGACATCTTGATGGCTTTAAGACTATGCCTAAAGTTCTCAAGCTGGGCTAGTTCACCGCTTGCCTTAGCGTACTGCGGTGCTGTTTTAAATATAAAGTCTATTGCTTCGTGTGGGTCATACTCTTTCATTTCCACTCCCCCCAGTTACCTTTGTTACCTTTTTTCCATTGGTCTGCAAAGCCTATTAGTAAATTACTATCAATTTGGTATTTTGATAGGTATTCTCTAAACTTTGATAACCCCCATTGACTACGCCACTTGCATAACTGCCGTACTGCACATTGATGTTTGTATTCAAGCGAATAATAATCGTTGTGATTCAACTACGCCACCTGAGTCATATTTTTTTGTATCTCCTTTTGGGTAAGGCAAAACTTCATATTTTAATAAATTACGCATTAATTTTTTCTGTTTTTTATCGCCATGAAAATAAACATATCTGTTTTTTGAACTTCTAAACACACGAATTGATGGGTCTTTATTGTGCCTAGAATGTTTGCCATCACGCCCACCCATGTCAGTTCTTTCTTTAGTTGACCCTGTATATAAAAAATTAGTAGCTTGGTAAACATATCCAACATGACCTTGTGCTTGGTCTGCATAACTTACAACAATGGTTGGTTTTGGCAACAATTTAATTGAATTAGACACGAGAAAGCTAGATTGGTTTTTGGTGTTATCTTGCAAACATAGGCGGTTTAACTCTAAAACCTTATCTGACCATTCCTTGCCACAGATACCCATACATAAAGATGGACTGGCTGGTATGCCGTAAGTTACCACTCCAACAAGCGTAGATTCTTCGTATAACCCAAAAGCGTACATGATTTGCGGTATTCGTTTAGCGTAGTGTTTTTGCAACAACCAAGAATATGTTTCTTCTGATTTGATTGGTAGGACTATCAATCTATTTCCATCCCCATTCGCATCATGCACTTTTTCTTTAAAGTATCGTAGCTATCGTACCCATTACCCAGTATTCCTAATTCACGAGCTTTGTTCTCAATACCTTGTTGGCTAAACATCCAAGACCTATCCACCTTTTCTTTGGCGGGGGTCATGTCTAAAACATCTTCCCACCTTGCAGCGTTTATCCAACTGGCAGGGTAAGGAATATAGTCTATTTCGGTGCGTTTAAGTTGCCAATGTCTAAGGTGCTTAGGCAAGGCTTCTAATGCTTCACGCTTTTCAAGGTCAGTCAATCGTTTCCAAGCAATTTCAGCTTTTTTCTTTGCGACCTTTTTGGGCCAATTTATCCAAAACTTTTCAAAATCCACACATCCCCCTATTTTGTTGCAAGTATATAAAGTCCAATATTACTAAATGCGTAACCGCTATATACAAC